ATGAAGAAATTTAGATGCACTGTTACTCGTACAGACGAGTACGTTATAGAACTGGATGAGAAGGTTCTGGATGAAGAATGGATGAAAAATTTTGCAGAGTATATGTACAACTTTAACACCTTAGAAGAACATGCGGAACATATTGCACAGTATCAAGCAAGACTTGGAAGTGACTATGCATTCATTGAAGGTTATGGCTATGTGAAAAGAAACGGGGAACTACCGTACGGTTCTGAGGATTTTGATAGCAAAGGAAATTGGCTTCCAGAAGATCAGCGCCGGCAACCAGCAGAAGGAATAAATATCGTTATTGTAAATGAGGATAGCGATTGCGAAGTAGAAACAGAAGAATTAGAGTAAAACAGTATAAAGATGAAAATACACTATTTCTATAGAAGAGAGTATAACAAAGGGTTTTACAATCTTGAACTTGTGGCCTGGCTGGAAGAGACTGAAATATCAAGGTTGGGTTATAGCAGATTAAGCTTTACCCGGTTGGAAAGATTGAGAATCTTTCTATCAAAGGATGATCGTTATCATTGTCATAGTATAGAGCATGATTTCGGGGAGAACAGTTGTTATGGCCATTATGCCCATACACGTAAGGAACTGAATAAAGCTATGCATGAAGGGGAATTACTTCCTATCGATGGCCGGAACTATGAAAGATTCCGGAGAGTGGCTATCGGCCTTTATCGTAAACAGTCTTTAGTGGATTTCTCTAAATTCAAAGGGAAGCAAAATTATACTATCAAGCAGCTAATAGGTGATTGACGTTTATATGTAGAGTAATTATGACAGAAGACAATCTTGCACTCGATATCCCTATCGAGACCTTATTTAAATACCTGCTCAAAGATTATCACAGAGAGCAACAGCGCATCATGTATCTGGAGGGACAAATCAGAAGTTTGCTAAAGCGCAATACTTATCTTGAGCAGGAGACCGGCAAGGTGAAACAACAGCTGCTGAAGAAGATAGAAAGGAATGAGAGACAAATTGATTACTCGCAAGAAATCAGCCGGCTACACCAGGCTGTTTCCTGTCGGAACAATACCATTGAGCAACTCAGAAATGAGAATGCCCGGCTGAAAAATGAACTCGATGCGTATATACTGTTTCTTGGCAAAATTTAAGTCCTATCACTTAATTCTAAAAACAGTGTAATTCGTAGCGGCAATATATAAAACTCTTATGTACTTTACTAAAGATGATATAAAACGTATCAAGGAGGCTTCCAAAGGGAAGCTCCTTGATGTTATCGGTGACTTTCATGAACTACGGAAACGGGGTGCTGAATACAAGTGCGAATGCCCCAAATGCCACGGACAGGAAAAGTTACATATTTCTCCGGCCAAACACTTATTCAAATGCTTCAGATGTCAGGATATAAAGGGCAAAGAACCGCTGGATTATTTGCAGAGGGCGGAAGATATGCAATTTCTGGAAGCCCTTGACTACCTGGCACGCAAGTTCAATGTACTACTTGATCCCAAACCGGAGAAAAAGCCAGCCAAGCCTGCTAAAATGAAGAAACAAAGCAAGGAGGCCAAAGGAGAAAGTATTGATACATTCTGCGCCCGTATGCTTGCCGGTAGCGGGCTGACATATCAGGATGTAACGGCACATATCTTCAAAAAAGGAGATACACAGAGTATTTTTGAGGCAAAAACTTTCCGTCCGGGAACCATTGATGAATATGGCAATATCGTTGACGGGGATGATGTCATTATCGAATATTATGATCTGGACGGTATGCCGGTTACCTATATGCGCAAATTACCGGGACGTGGTAAATTGGAGCCTAAAGTGTATTACCGTGTACGGTGGCAATTTCCGGATGAACACAGGGACAAGGAAGGAAAGCCGTTCAAATACAAGTCTCCTGCCGGTAGTGGTACGCCTATATATATTCCGGAACGCATGAGGCAGATGTATAAAAAGAAAGAGCAGTTTCCGAGACTCTACATCCAGGAAGGTGAAAAGAAGGCGGAGAAGGCTTGCAAACATGGCATTCCCTCAATAGCGGTTAGCGGTATTCAGAACCTGGGACAGAAAGGGGCATTGCCGGAGGATCTCGTCAAGATTATCACCGCCTGCGGGGTTAAGGAAGTGGCCTTCATCTTTGATTCAGACTGGAATGATCTGTCCAACAATATAAAGTTCAATACTCCTGTTGATACACGCCCCCGGTGTTTTTTCTCTGCCGCCCGAAATTTCAAAGAATACATGCGGATGCTGAAGAACCGCGGTATCATGGTGGAAATATTTATTGGCCACATCAATAAGAATGATGAGGGTGACAAGGGACTGGATGATCTGTTGGCAAACAAACTGAGCGGCCATGAAGAAGAACTTGCCCAAGATCTGGAATTTGCATGCAATGAGAAATCCGGAACAGGCAGATATGTAGAAGTGTTTAAAATCACTACATGGAATGATCAAAAGCTACGCGAATTATGGAATTTGCACAGTCACGAAAAATTCGCTGAGCAACACCGCGAAGTTTTACAGGAGCTTCCGGAGTTCATCTTTGGCCGGTATGCCTGGAAATTTGACGAAAGCGGCAGGTTGGTATCTGCTCTACCCTATGATGAAGATGAAAAATTCTGGAATGAAGACTATAAGGAAACGAACGGTAACAGAATACCGGTGTTTGAATACGACTATGTGGCCGCCAAAACCTTTTTCCAAAACCGGGGGATCGGACGATATCGTTTGCTCGATACGAAGCTGTGGACCTACATCCATCTGGATCCTCCAGTAGTGCATACTATTGACGTCGAAGATGCACGCGATTTCATGTTCGCTTTTGCCGAACAGAATTGCAGCCGCTTCGTCAATAATCAGTTACTCAAGGGAGGCTCGCAATATGTCGGACCCTTCCAGATGTCAAGACTTGCTTTCATCCAACCCAATTTTATATCCCCGTCCCGTGATGAACAATACTTCTATTTCCGTGACCGTTGCTGGCATATCACACAACATGAAGTCAAAGAAGTGGGCTACGAAAGTATTACTCACCAGATATGGGAAGAACAGCGGAAAAACACCGATGCCAAATACCTCGGCCATCCCCTTATTATTTTCAGGGAACAGGACGGTAAATATGATTATGAACTCTCTCCGGAAGGAAAGAAATGTCATTATCTGCAATTCCTGATCAATACCAGTAATTTTACCTGGAGAAAAAAGCCTGAAGAGATTGAAGAAGGCGAACTTTATGAAAACAACCTCCACCTGCTCAGTAAAATGTGTGCTATTGGCTACATGCTGATGGAGTGCAAGGACGCGAACGTGACACGTGCAGTTATCGGCATGGACGGCAAGCAGTCGGAAGTGGGTGACAGTAACGGCCGTAGCGGTAAATCGCTTGTTGGCGAATTAATGCGCCAGGTAGTCGATACAGTCTATATATCCGGAAAACGGACGGATATTTTCAATGACAGTTTTATTTGGAATGACATTGATGAACAGACACGTCTGGTATTTATTGATGACGTCATGCAGAATTTTAATTTTGAGTTCCTGTTTCCCAATCTTACCGGAGATTGGACTGTAAACAAGAAGGGAGGATCGCGCATCACTTATCCTTTTGCCAAGTCGCCCAAAGTATATATTCCTACAAATCATGCCATCCGTGGCACGGGTTCCAGTTATACTGATCGGCAATGGCTGATAGCTTTTTCCGATTTTTATAATGATCAGCACAAACCCATGGATGATTTCGGGGTATTGTTCTTTTCCGAATGGGATTTCACCCAATGGAATCTGACTTGGAACATGTTGGCCAACTGTATACAGCTTTACTTGAAATTTGGAGTTGTACAGGCACCGGGCGAACGCTTGCAACAGCGTAAGCTCAGACAAGAAATTGGCGAAACCCTTATATCCTGGGCGGATGAATATTTTAGCAGCGAAGAAAACCACCGCCGTACTCCCCGTAAGGAGATTTACGACAACTTCTGTAACTATGATCCGCTGCAACGCAAATTCATCAGTGCTACGGCATTTAAGGAGAAATTGAAAAAATATTGCGAGTGGAAAGGCTGGATATTCAATCCGCATAAATACGATGCGAAAAGCGGTTTACCCCTCTTTCTGGATAAAGACGGAAAGCCGATTATTGATGACAAATCCGGGGGAATTGAATACTTTACCATAGGAAAAGCAGCTGGTGAATCCGTACCGCAGAGTGATTTTTCTGAGTCACCAACTAATAAGCTTGCATTCTGATGAACGATACACACTCCGATATTATGGCCCGACTTATGCCTCTTTATGAGATGGCACCCGAACGTTTTATGGCGTTCTATGACGCAGTATATCTGATGTGTATTGATTTGCCGGAAGGTGAGCAGTTTCGTATTTCAGACCGTTGCCAGGAAAAAGATCTGAAGCTGTTTCAGGATATCGTAAAAACATTCATTGTAGAACAGCCATACGATGTGCATACAGGACAGTTGGAGTTGTCGGATGACATGGAGTATGTTAGACGGACAACAGGCTTCAGAACCTCTGTAAATCGCTTCACTCCGAAACGTAGAAAGGAGTAGAATATGCCAATTTACTACGATGTAAAGATACATATTTTCAATGAATTACGCAAGAAATCATGCTAAAAAAAGAGCATAAAATATTGGTAGTCGTTTCACCGGATCCGGTTGAACGCAAGCATCTGTTGAGTCGCCTGGTAGTACGGCTTGGCTTTGCCCGCATCCCTTCAGATGCAGCAAAAATCATATCGAATGATATCTTCAGTATAGATCTGGCAACGGCCTATTTTGTTTTCTGTAGTAACTATAATTTCCGTGGAGCCGTACTTACTAACCAACGTTTGTATGAAATGGCCGCCCGTGGCCTGTGTATAGTTGTGGGAGTCCGTTCAATTCCCCGTGAGTACGAATTTATTTGCAGAGTATTCTATCCGGAGGATCTTCCATAGCAGGAGTATTATTTGGATGATTACCGGTCATTTCAAGAAAACATAACGCGGAGTATTCTTAAAAGTACATATTGAGTGTTTGCCTGCATCCGGCGGTACGTGAGTACAGTCGGATGCTATTTTTTCTTTCTTTTGCCCCTTCCCCCTTTCCCCCAACCCATTACAACAACCATTTGGACAAATGTGCATGAACGACAGTCGCGGGAATTGCCGGAGGGGGTATATTATTCTTTTTTTTATTCTTCTTTTTTAAAAGAAACTACCTTAAAAAACAGAAAAAAAATCGTGCATTCGTGCAGAAGTACCGTTGTTTTCTTATATCAATCTGATATACAGTAAATTATAGGCGCACAAAATCCGTACGAATTGCGCACAAATAGCGTACGAATTGTACTTTTTTGAAAAAAAGGCCGAAAAGTACGCAAACGGAAGAATTAGTGCGGGAATGTACGATTTTTGTACAGGTGTAACATGTTGATATACAATTAAATATCAGTAGGTACATGTACAAAAGTACTGCCGCACGATTTTTATACTATATCCGTGCAAGGGCTTGGTTATATTCTCGGTATTTAGTATATTTGTGTAAAAATCAACACTTTAAATGACAAAGAAAGATCGATTTGTCTGCTGGCTGCCTTGCAAACCGTATGTCCGGCAGTTCCTACTGCATAATTTCAATGCTCCTGATGATACCTGGACTGAAATCGTTAACCTGTCTTCCGACAAGGAATTGCAGAAAGATTTTCTTTCTCGGCTATCCAAACCCGGACGCTACGAGAACAAATACCGCAACCTTTACCGCTATACGGCTAATGTTGCGGTAGAGATACGCCGTGATGACTTCTACCGCTATGGCTGGTCGATGTCGAACACCGAAGTGGTGGCGTTCGGTACCAAGATTGAGCGGCGGATCAAACAGATACTGTTCCTGTATCTTGATACCCATGTCAGTATGGGACTTCCGCTATCAACCGCCATCCGTAATTTCCAGACAAAGTTTGGGTTCACTGAAGACACCTGGTCTTATGATACCATCCGCAGGGAGTATAACAGACACGGATATCGGAAGACAGTGGAGAATACTACAATTTTTGATTTTATTAACCGTATAATATTGGGGAAGTTGTCCGAGTTTGGGACAATTTCCCAGCAAGGAAGATTAGCGTATGAAAGTGATAAACTATGATTTTGAAAACATCGGAGGACTGTTGCAGATGATTGCCATTCCCCCGACTTCGTTTTTGCGGATCCGCAAAGATTACAATACCGGCCTGAACTACCTGGAGCTTCGCAACCGGGAGGATATTATTTCCATACCGATATATGCCAATGATACTTATATATATAATGAGGATAAGGAAGTGAATGATGCCGGGGATTGCTGGAATGTTTCCATTGAAGGGGTGATTCCTAAACTTTCCTCAGTGAATCATCAGCTGATGGAGACGCTGGAGCGTGGTTTGTGGTATGTGCTGGCGGTGGATGGCAATGGCGAAGTACATTGGTGCGGACAAGAAGACGCACTTATGCTGTTCGCCACGAACAAGACAAGCGGACGCACCGTTTCCGAACGGAACGGCACGTCTTTCACGTTCACCTGTGCACAGGATGAACCTACCATTTATATATCCGGATTGGAAGAACTGGAAGCGTAAAAACAACGCTTATTCCCTGTTTAACGGTGCCCTGTGTCCTTGGGTACCGTTTTTTTTGCGCTTTTCTTTGCGTAAAAAAGTTATATGAACGAGACAGTTATCACATTATTCGGCAGTATTGACCGGTATTGTTACAACAAAAATTATCTGAAATACTTTTTAGATAAGGCAAAAGGCCAACCCGTCCGCCTGAAGGTCTCAAGCTTTGGCGGTGATGTGGCCGAAGCGGTCGCCATGGCAAACCTTATATCCGAGCATGGCAATGTGACGGTGGAGTTTATCAGTTTCAATGCTTCGGCGGCTACCATACTGGCGTTCGGTGCCAATTCCATCGAGATGCATGAGGACGGTATGTGGCTGGCGCATAAGTGCAGTCTGGGCGTGGACATTTGGGGACAGCTCAATGCCGATCAGATTGAAGGTGCCATTAAGGAGTTACAGAACAAGAAGAAGAGCGCCGAAGCCATTGACTTAATGATTGCGCAGAAGTACATCAACCGCAGCGGTAAAAGCCTGAAAGACATTATCACTCTGATGGAAGAAGAACGCTGGATGCCGGCTTCTGAAGCCAAGGACTGGGGATTCATTGACAAAATCATTCCCGGTGCTCATAAAAAGCCACAGATAACCAATGAAATAACCGACTGCTTTACTGCCATCGGTTTACCATTGCCGGTACTCAATGCTTCCGAAGCGGAAACGCAACCCAAAGGCAATGACAGAAACCTTGTTTCCCAAATCATTGACGGTATCAAAGGCCTGTTTCCTGCCAATAATAAATCTGAAGACATTTCTAATTCAAATACAGTTATTTCCATGCGTAAAGAATTTACTTTCATTAATCAGATCCTCAATAGCGAAGGCATTGAGGAAAAAGACGGTAAGATATCACTTTCCGTAGAGAACTTGCAGGCTATCAATAATGCCATCAAAGTAGCCAATGAGGCGAAAACCAAAGCTGAAAGCGATTTGGCAGCCGCCAATACAGCCAGACAGACAGCTGAAAACAATCTGACGGCAATTGTCAACGATCTCGACAGCTTGAGCGATAGCGTCAGGAATGCAGCCGACAGCAAAGCTAAGGTACAGGTTATCCGTGATATTGTGGCTAAGATACCCGGTACGGCAACCGCCAGTCATCAGGAATCGGATGAAGACAGCAAGTTTGCCGATATCGCCACGGATCCGATCAACAGTTATGAGAATGAATAACATCTAAACTATTCTATTTATGGATTTTAAAGCACCTATTGACATTACCACGGTTCTGACCGCGGTAAAAAAACACAGAGACATCCTGAAGGCGGTTGATAAGCTCGACGCTTCGGAGGTATTGAAACATTTCACTCCGGTACCGGGCATTACCGATTCTCTTGAATTGGGCAAGGTAGAAGGCGGAAGTATTTCCAGCAAGTACACCGGCAAGTTTACTGCCGGCAAGTACCTGGGTAAGATTGTTCCGCGTCGTCTGGTCGTTCGTCCCGTCGTGATGGAAATGTCCGACGAGCCGGAACGTTACCGCCGCACCTACATTGCTGAGGTACCCGGTACGCTCCGCAAAGAACATCCCTTTGAGTTGTGGTTGATCAACCACGGCCATGAACTGGCATCCAATGATTTGCTGTTTGCCATCTTCACGGCAAAATACAGTGCTGATGCAGACAAAACGGACATTCAGGACTCTTTCGACGGTATCGGTACCATTGTTACCGAAGGCGAAGCAGTCGGAGACATCTCCAGTGCTGAAGGCAACGTATATGCCACCGGTGAACTGACTCGCGCCAACATCGGCGAAAAGTTGCTGGAAATGTGGCGCCACATGCCGCGTACCTTCAAGCGCAAAAAGAACATCAAGATGTTCATTTCCGATGATTTGGGAGACATGTACGATGACTGGCGCAAAGATGAAGGTACTATCGTTATCGGATTAAAAGAAGATACTTCCGATACACAACACCTGCTCGGTTCCAATAACCGTTGCGAGCTGGTACGTATTCCGAACCTTCCCGATGGTAGCCAATTTATCATGCTGAGTACCAAAAATAATATTTGCTACGGATTTGACAAAGAGAGCGATTTCAAGTCTATCAAGCCGTTCAATTCCGGCAATCCTTATACGTTTGATGCTGCGGGCAAGTATGTGATAGGCTTCCAGTTCGTATCAGTACATAAGTCTGAATTCTGTGTCAATGACCGTCCGGTGGATCCTGAAGGAACTAATCCGTTCGGATATATTGAAGTGACCATTACACCGGATGAAGCAATCAACAACGGTGGCAAATGGCGTATTCAGGGTGAAGAGAGCTGGCGTGATTCCGGCACGTATGTAGCTGTTCCCGGTGGTAAGGAATATACCGTCGAGTTCTTGGAGGCTGCCGGATATACCACTCCTGCTGTACAGAAGAAAACTCCTGCTGCGGGCGCAGTAGAGAAAGTGACCGGCACATACGTTGTTAAATCTGAATAAACCCTACGACTATGGCAGAAGTAGATCCTAAATTATGTATTGCCCTTGATGATATCAACGAGGCAATGGACTGCGAGAACCAGGATAATATGGGCGGTATCATACCGTCCGTTATCTTCGGTTATCATGCAGATGTGGCGACATGGCCGGACTATCCGAAAAAGACAGATGATCCGCTTTCACTGGAAGCGGCCGGTGCATTGGTCGGTGATCTTGTTATGAAAGAAGGTTGCCGGGCCTATAAGATGGATATCACTGATGAATTGGCTGAGTTCAAGATTACAGATCAGGGAGAAACCGGGGGTGAATCGTTCCTAATGGACTTGAATATCATTTCGGCCAAGATGCGGAAGAAGATATTCGGCTTTGAGAATGCCACTAAAGGCCGCAAGATGTTCTTTATCGTGACCGACAACAACGGTACGAACTACCTGATGGGTGACAAGCGACGCGGTGCCATGCGTGCGTCCGGAGACGGTTCTACTACCGGAGCAAACTCTACCGCCCGTAACCAGAACACCCTCCATTATACATTCACCGCACCGCGCAAATGTGTGTATGAAGGTGATGCGGAAGACATTCTTACTGTAAAGAACGCACCTGGAGGTTGATTTTTGTTTCTTCGTTTTGTTAGTTGCTTGTTTATGTCCGTCTCCGAATTCTTTCCGGGAGACGGACATTTTGTTTTGTCCTATCACAGCAATAAAATTCGCAACACCTTTGTATAACGTTAAAATCAAGAATCATGGCTGAAATTACAAATGCTTATATCGAAGCCCGCAGAGAAGGTATCGCCTGGCTGAACTCTGCAAAGAGAGAATACAATGCTGGTGTAGCTATCCTTGCAAAATCAGGTTACAAGACAATCGTATCATCTAAACTGGCTAAATTAGGTGAAAAGCCGCATACCCGCGAGAAGCTGGAATATGAGATCCGGCAGATGATTAAAGTCTGGTACCATCCGGATGATCCGCGTTTTGAGGATGTGGATCTGGCGGATGATGCAGTGCCGGGTAATGACGGCCGTTCCGAGACGGTTCCGGAAGAAACGGCGGCGGTCATTGTTTCCATTGCGGAAAAGGAACTGGCACGTGAAACGGATGAACAGCCGGCCTACCCTCCAGTGATCGCCAAAATCATCTATGATTTCCGGGATTGCTATAATGAACGTTCACGGCTGCACCGGTTACTTGCCGAACAGGGTGAGAGCAATATAGCGGCTGTATGTGCACAGCGTAAGGATATTGTTACTCGTATAGCCTCTCTCTCCAATCGTATGACATTGCTGGCTGCCATCAAACAGCAATATGAGCAGAAAAAGGAGTTGCCGACTGATGAACAGCTGGACGAACTCTATAAAAAAGTGGATGCTGCTGAAGAGAAGTCGGAAAAGGAAGATGAGCAGACTGATATCAGTTCCCTTTCCGTCGAAGAGTTGAAAAAAGCGAAGTCTAATGCCAAGAGTAAGATTACCAAGGCAAAAAACATGTTGCTGTATTCTTCAGAGAGCAAGCCTAAAGACGGCAAGGAAAACCCGCTTCCAGACTGTCCGAAACGTGTGAGATACGAGAAGAAGGTCGCTGATCAGGAAGCATTGGTCGAGAAAATAGAGTATAGACTGGCCGAACTGCAATAATGTTGGTATGTTGCAGCGATATGAATGAGATGCCGGTGGAGAGCATGAAGGACAATGCGCTCCCTCTCCGCCAAACGGATGCGGCAGCCTCCGACCATGACTTGGTTGCAGAGAAGCTGCTGCATCCGGACGCTATGGGGATGCTGGTACCCGGCAGGGATAAGCATTTCTATTCTTCCGGAGCATTTAACCTGATCCAGTTGATATTATATATTTTAAAGCAGACCGGTCCGGCACATCTGTTCTTGACTACTTACTCCATCTCGATGGATAGTATCAACGCCCTTCGTCGTAAAGTCGAAACGAATGAACTGTTATCTGTACGATTCTTAATAGACAACCGTGTACGCAGCATTTCACCGAAACCATTTGACTATCTGGTAACTACATTCCCGGAAAGCTACCGCTGCCTGGCACTACATGCAAAAGTGGCGTTGCTGTATAACGAAGATTGGAAGATTACCGTTGTAGGCAGTCAGAACGCCACGCATAACCCAAAGCTGGAACGTGGAATTATCCATACCGGCGGCGATATTTTTGACTTTGATTTTAAAATGTTGAATGATGAGTTTGACGCAGGAACAACGTGAGGAAGTCGAGAAAATGGCGTACCGCCTTATCCCTCCGGGAATGATCGCAATCAATATCGGTGTGGATGAGACGGATTTTCTTGCAGAACTTCGTACTCCGGGCACTGAAGTTCGGACAGCTTTCTACCGGGGACATCTCAGACAGATGGTTGAAGTACGGGAGGCTATCATCAAGTCCGCCATTAACGGCAGCAATCCGGCACAACAGGAACTGATCAAGTTCTTTAAATCGCAAAAGCAATATCTTGAGTATGAGTAGCAACTTGACAACATCCAAAAGTAAATCTGCATTGGAGGAACAGTCATATGAACTCATCCGGCAGCACATCATTGATCCGGAAAACAGTCCGTTGCCGGAGCATCTTCGGGTGCAGTGCAATCGGGTATTACAGATAGCCCGTTTGCTTGACGATTATCCCAATGAGAGCCATATCATCAACATCATGTTGGCGAAATATCGGATTTCACGTACACAGGTACGTAAGGATATCGCCCTGGCAAAAGAGTTATTCAAGACGCAGCATCAGTTTGACTGGGATTTCTGGTTTGCTTGGATGATCAAGGACCAGATTCAGCTTATCCGGGACTGTAAGCTCAGAGGTGATCTGAAGAACTGGAACAACGCTAAGAAAGTGTTGCATCAGATGATTGGTGAGAAACCGGCTTCGGTTGAGGATCCGCGACGTATGGAGAAAAATGTCTTCTACATCCAGATCAACAGTATGGGGCAAACGGTAGATATCCCGCTGAATGCAATCCGTAATCTTTCACAGGAAGAGCAAAAAGTCCTTGTGGATTCAATGTACACACCTATCGACGATGTGCAGGCAGAAGAAATAATGAACTCATAAATATATCATCATGAAAAAACTGACCAATAAACGCCTGATCTCTTATCTGGTTGACCATAAACATATTGATATGGTGTCAGTCAGCAAGACACAGATTGTTTGTACCGTATCCGCTAAGTTCAAACCGGATGAAGTGAAAAAACTATTAGACGATACAGGGCAGCCAATGCCCCGTATGACTTCATCAGAAGGTGTGAACTACATTGTTTTCCCACGTTATTGATGTGACAGGACAATGGACGAAAACGTTTGGGAAGAGGTTATACAGGTCAATCCGGCACAGGCGGCATTCCTGGTAATGCCGTACAAGAACGGGTATGTCATCTATTCACGTGCAACAGGTAAATCTTTTATTACCGGTGCCGTGATAGATGACAATATCCGCCTGATGCCGCGCGGTATTACCACGCTTACCCAGGCTACCATTGGTCAGGCGTTGACTAAAACATTGCCATCCGCTTTCAAGATGCTTGAGATGCTCGGTTACAAGCAATGGGATCCGGTCAGCAAGACCGGTGATTATGTGGTGTGCCGCAGGCCCATTGAGGGATGGTACAAACCTTACGAACACATCATGTCGTTTGAGTATGGTATCAGCTTCAGCAATGGGCACATGCTTTATATACTTACCCAGGGCGGTAACAGCCGCGGACCGAATGCTGACTACAACATCACCGACGAAGCGTTGACGCTCGATAAAGAGAAGTTCGATCAGGAGGCGGCACCGACCAACCGGGGTAATGAACACATCTTCGGACGCAAGTCGGAGAATCCGGTTCTGAAGCATCACGGCAACACGTTCCTTTCTTCCATGCCTTACACGCCTGAACAAAAATGGCTGCTTGAACCGGCCAAGTATTACGAGGAAGAACGCGGCATCCGACTGTTTGATGTCTGGAACAAGATTGTGCGGTTACAGATGCAGCTCATTGATGCAAGGATTGCGAATGATGCGGGACTCTTCAAGGAAATCTGGAATGAAACCGTCCGTCTCAGGCAAAGTATCACACCGTTCGTCTCACGCGACGGTACACTCTTTATCCTTGGATCTATCTTCGACAACATCGCCAATGTAGGTATGAACTATATCCTGAACCAGTACAAGGTGATGGATAAGCTTTCCTTCATGATCGAGATCCTGAATTTCATGGTGGATAAGATTGATAGCTGTTACTATCAGTTGGATGAACGGCACGTGTATTACAATGCGACCAATGACAGCTATATACGTGACTTTGCGGAAGATCACAACTACAACTGGCAACAGCTTGCCAACAACGATGACAGTCGGCGTGATCTGGACTGCAATCCTAACCAGCCGATAGAGCTGACGCCTGACTGGGGTTCTGCCGCCTCGTTCCTTGAAGTGGCGCAGGAACGCAATTATGATTTCGTGACGAAGCTGCTGACACGTGAGCCGGTGGATAACAATATCAACGAGTTCTTTGTCAAGCGTGACGAGGAAGACGATACAATGGTCAATGCGCTGATGGATAAGTTCTGCCACTATTACCGTAACCATATCAACAAGCGCTTGCATTATTACCGTGACCGCTACGGGGATGCACGTCGCGCCAACAATAAGAAATCCTATAACCAACTTGCCATTGAGCGCCTGGAGAAACACGGGTGGACGGTAGAGCAACACACCCATGCGGGCATGGAACCGCCGCAGCATGATAAATATCTGTTGTGGGCTTCTATTCTGGCGGAGAAGGACGAACGTTTTCCGAAGAAGCGTTTCAACGGCTCGAAATGCAAATACACGCTGATCTCCATGAACAACACACGCGTTATTGAAGATCGTGAAGGACGGTTTGCCAAGGATAAGCGCAGCGAACGTAACCAATCCATCCTTCCTGAAGAGGCAACGCACTTCGGTGATGCGGTCGATAAACGTATATGGACGAAGTACGGGCATTTGCTCAGGCAGGCTTATGGGTTCGTTGATGCGCGTATCTGATTAACTGCACACATTCGCAACAGCAATCGCAATACTTATAGCAGGACTCGCAACGATTGAGGACCGAACGCCGCACCGGAGGACTGGCGGAGGGTGTTTTCTTTGATGTAAAAATGTGTTACTTTTGTCATATTTCCTTACTTTTTGCGACTTCTTTTGCGCCTTTTGTTAGGGCGCGGTAGGAAGAAACTTCCGTTTCTTTTTCCATTCGGATGGAAAACAGGGTATTGTGTATTCATTTTCAAGGCAATGGATTTTTTATAACATTCATTAACAGAGTCCCCGGCGCGTGCAAAATCCGTACTGAAGAAATAGGCAGGCAAATCTATTTCCCCAGTACGGATTTTGCACGCGTATAGAGGTAGGAAGCAACGCTTCCTTGTGTTTGTTTGCACCCATGCAGGTCCCCCGGTCTTTTTCTATATCTAAGGTAGAGACCGGTAGAGCGGTATAGTTTTCAACTATGTATTTTCAGGCTGTTTCCTTTTCTGATTCTCGCCCTTTATTTCTGTCCCCTATCACTACGCAGTTTCGCTTTTTTGTGCTGCAAAGGTAAATGTTGACGTCACTGGCTCAAGTTCAAGCTAACGTTTCAGAAAAAATCTCCACCCTTCAGGTAGTATTCAAGCCGTTCCGGTTTTCTGAAAAACTTGCTCCTGTTCCTTACAACACCTTTTGATGCAGCGTAAAAAAGGCGAAACATACCGCGTAGCGACAGGCGACGCAGAAAAAAAAAGCTCCAATCAGGGAAACAGCCAATAAAAGGCTCACACCCGGAAGCTCAAGGTTCAACATAAAATTTGCAGATTATGAAAACATTTACTTACAAACAGGCTATCGAGGTTCTGAACAAGTATTTCAAAGGGTACAGAATACTCAAAAAGTTTGACAGCATCAGAGAGTTAAGCATACTCTTTCAAGATGCAAAGGGCAAAAAGTGGGAACTCCTTTCAACGGGTGATCCCTATTTCCAAACCGTAGAGGATTATGTGATTATTGAGGCATAACATTCTAATATATAGCATTATGACAAAAGTAAGAGATGAAAAGAAAGAGCGTGAAGCACGCTTGCAGAAACGGGAACAGTTAAAGGTATTATCACAGTCTTTGGTAGCCCGTAGAAATTTAGGTGAATATATGGGAAACGAAGACGACACAGTAAACGGTCTGTTGCGATTTCATTACGCTTGCAATGGGTACACCAATCTAAAAACTTTCAGGGAGTGGAAAGAAGCGGGTTACACCGTTCGCAAGGGAGAAAGGGCCCTGTTGATATGGGGAATGCCCGTGACTTCAAAAGCGGAAAAGCAGCGTATTGAGGAATTGAAAAAGCAGGGTAAGGAAGAAGAAGCAAAAGAGGATTTTTTTCCCTTGTGTTACCTCTTCGCAGAAAGCCAGGTACATAAGTTAGATAAATAGTTGAACACTATTATATAAATCATTAATTATTAACTTTTTAAATTTTACAAAAATGGAAAATCAAACAGAAAAACAAGTTGAGAGAATCGGTAATGAAGTAGCAAAAGCAGTTGAAGCCATGAAAGAGGCAGGCCAGCAAGGCAAGGAACAGCCCACCAATGAACCAAAGCCGACCGATACGCCCAAAGGTAAGGGCAAGAACTCTAAAAAGGATGAAGCGGCTAAGTTACAGGAAGAAATCAACCGCAAGACAAAAGAGTTAGAAAAATGTTTGGCCGACCTTGAACGGAAAAAAGAAATTTCCCGTAACCGCACAGCATTTATCAATGCTATGGATAAATTAGAGGAAGCAGCGGAGAAGCTGAAAGGTAAGTATTCGATAAACTCCCTCGTATATTGGGTAACGTATGTTCATAATGTCGTTTATTCATTTTATCGTTCTATGATTTATTGTTACATCAATTCAACCCAAAGATGTGCGGGTTCTATAGTAATTGATATTATCCCTACTAATGGAGCGGATAAAAGGAAGTTTTTCCCCTTTGCCCCTTATTTTCCTGTGACAAATGTGATAAAGCGATATTTTTATCCCTACTTTCCCGCCATAATTGGTATAAAAGGGTATTCTTTCCCTTATTTTCCCTATTTATCGGGGATAATGAAGATAAAAACGGCACTTTATTCCCTTTTTTCCCGTCTTGATTGGCATAAAACGGTAGTTTTCCCGTGTTTAGGCGAGATTTACGAAGGTATCAGGAGTCTTTCTTGGGAGATTCCGGTGACGTAACGGATAATATCTTGCCCTTGGATAACAGATTGTCAGGTAACAATTCGGCCAGATCCATCGAGTAGTCATCGTCATAATCATGTATATGTTCAAGGAAGTAGATCAGCCACGTGCGGAAGTCAGCCCCGGCAGCCTTGCAGCAGCCGAAGAACGAGTAGAGCACCGCCGCATCTTCAGCGGCATCATTATTGCCACAGAACAGGTAATTACGTCTGCCGCACGCGACAGGCCGCACTTTATTTTCTATCTCGTTATTATCCGGTCTGTAACGACCGTCCAGATGGTACCTGGAGAGTTTGTCGAACCTTCCGTATGTATATTTTATGGCTTTTCCGATCGGACTGTCTTTCATTACTTTGGGATATTCATTGACCAGCCATTTCTCGAAGCGCACAAGTATGGGATATGCAAGACGTGCCCTAAGTTCAGCCCTCTGTTCGTAAGGCAGGCGTTCATCGTCAGCCTTACGCTCCACGTCATAAAGCAACTGTATCTGTGCGAGCGCATAGTCGGCACGCTGCATGTCATTCTTTCTTGCCTCCCAAAAATGTCTGCGTGCATGGGCCCAACAGCCAAGAAGGATAATACCTTTCTTGGCGTCCAGCATCTCGTACCTTTCGTATCCGTCCGTCTGTATGGCTCCCCGGAACTTGCCGAAGAGTTTCAGCACCACCTTTCCACTTCGGGAACCCTTGTCATAGTAAAAGAACTGACGTCCGGTCATGACACTGCGCACAAGCCAGATATAACCTTTGACCGTCTTGTGTCTCTCGTCATTCATCACGGGGATTGTCGTTTCATCCGACTGTATGTAGTCAGTCTGCATCACCAGCTCCCATAATCGGAAGTAAAGGGGCCTTAGCAAATCCGCCACATCCTTGAACCAGTCGTTGACCGTTGACGCGGGGAGATGTACCCCCACACGTTTGAACTGTTCCAGTTGCCTGTGGAACGGTATGTGATCCACATATTTCCCTATCATCATGTCTGCCAGCAATGAGGCAGAGGCATAGCTCTTTGCTATTGGCATGACGGGAAGCGGGCCGGTCTTGAACTCGTTTGTACCCTTCCGTTTGGCTGTATGGCGCACTATCCTGCGGATATAGAACTTCTCGGGCTCGTGCATAAGGATCTCGGTCACTTCCTCTCCGGGAAGGAGCGTCCACTCTTCCGGATTATACCCTTCGGGATATATATGGACCACCTCACGCTCAAGATTCTCCGGAAGGGATTTTCTCGCAGGATGCTGCTTCCCCGCTTTTTTACGGGCGATGATCGCTTCTCTGGTAGCCTTCAACTCCTTTTCTGCTTCTTCTGCGGCTTCAGCCTCCTGGGGAAGCATGTCAAAGCCTTCAAAATCCAGCCAGCGGTCCTGGGCGTCAGGCTTTATGAACTTTTCCGCCTTCTTACCGTACAACTGCCGTTCAAGATAGGATACACGTTGCTCCAGACTGTTGATTTTTGCTTCCTTTTGGGCGATTATGGCATCCTTGTCAGACAATAAAGCCTCATACACCTCTTTGTCCGCAGCTTTAAGGGGCTGCGTGGACACCATCTCCTTCAACCGGCTGTTTTCTCTATACAGACAGTCGCATTTGTGCATGAGATCCTTTATCAGTAATTCCTTATCGGTTGGCATAATCGTTTAAATATGATGCTAAGATACTAAAAAACAGCCGGAATACGGCATTGTATATGTTATAATTTGTTACAACTACAACCCATGGAAACCACTCCTTTTATAACGCCTGACCTTGCTGCCGTCCATTCCTTGAACCATCATCACAAGGTCATTCCAGAAGGTTTCAATCGCTTTAATCCGACCTTCCTCCGTATTTATGACCGGCAGATGGAAGTGCCCATGTTCCAGCCTCATATGGTATATCACCAGACCACCATATTCCATATGGAGGATTTTCATACAGGTACAATTCGCATTGATAAAAATGAAAGCGTCACCGTCCCGTACATTCTTTCCCATCTGGTTGGTCACGATGCCGCTAAGCGTATAAAAACTCTTACGCATGTCTGTCGGATACGGGTAAAGATAATATCTGTTGGATTCATTCAAAGAAAACATAGGCTAACGGTTTGAATTCAAAAATATCAGGGTTTGCAATACCTCCGGTGACAAAGGGCTGTTCAAGCGGACTGTGACGCCATTGGGATAGGAGATCTCACATAGCGGCTGGGGAATTGGCGACGGGCTGACCGGAGGGGCAGACAGCAGGGATTTCTCCTTATGGGGAAGACTGACCTGGCCCTTACTGTTTACCTTTACCGGGATAAAGCCGCCTTTGCGCAACAGCTTGGAACGCCACTCGTAGAAACGTTTGGGACGAATACATTCATTCGAACAAAAATCCATAACTGACAGTCCGCTCGACTTGAAACGGGAATAAATAGATTCAAAATCTTCCATGGTCCATTGATGTGACATAACAATTGAGCTTTTTTACTTTGATTACAAAAGTAATATCACATTTTTAGAATGAAAGGGGGAGTTTATCGAATGCTTACGCTGAAAGAGGAAAACACCTTTGAAACAGCGTTCTATAAACTTCGCTTTGCGGAAGTTTCGGGATATAGCAACAGTAATGACATTTTTACCATTTCCAACCGTTTCTTATTGGAGGAATTTATAAAGTTTATGAAAAAGAGAATACAGTTGAAAATTGGAGAATTGGAGCAGCTTTTAATCAGTGAATAAATGGATATAGCCCGCTTTCGGGCGGGCTATATAAAAACAGAAAGGAGATAAATATGAGTGTAGCTTGTATGCAAGATATATATAGATGTGATACCTGCAAATCAGCGTCAGATGAATACGGAAGGGGATGTAAGCATGGCATGTTGTTTCCCTTACTTCTTCTTATGAGGAATTGTAATCAATGTCCTAATTATGAATTAGATATTGAAAAGATAAAAATCCATTTAAAAAAAAGGATATCATGAAAAATAATTCTGGGAACGGGTGCAGGGCGGCACCCGCTTCCGTTTGCTCGCACACTCGCAAACGGAAGCGGGTGTAAAGAGGTATTTTTGTTTTTCCGTTCCTTCAACCACGGAGGGGCTTTTTTTGTCCTATGAAAGCGGATGTTATGATTTTACCTTTGTGACAAAAAAAGATATGATACGTTTCATCACCAAGTTCGTCGGTACCTATGGATATGATTCCCTGAAGGAGTTCTTTCTTTCGGTGGCACCCAGTTTCAAATACAACCTGCAACTGCCGGCTATCTCCTTCAGCGCAATCACTGCTGTAATCAGTGAATGGATAGGTATCACCCCGCTACTGGCGATGGCCATGCTGATCGCCATTGTTTCCGAGATGTGGACGGGCATCAAGGCAAGCAAGATCCGCGGCATAGGATTTGAATCCTTCCGTTTCTCACGCTGCATCATCAAGCTGTGTATATGGCTGACCATTATTTATATCACTCACTCATTCTATTTGGAGAGCAAGGCAGGGGCGGAAGAAAGCTTCATCATGCTGCTGGCTACCCTGTTCTTTTCCATTGTCAAAGTGTTCGTTATGACCTGGTTCTGTGTGGAGCACGTGACAAGCATATTGGAGAATCTGGCGGTTATTGACGGCAAACCTAAAGATACGCTGATCAAGCAGGTGGGAATATTGTGGGCGACGGTTACAGACAAATTTAAAAGGAAGGTCGATGAAACGGAACGTTAGTTGCATGTTGCTATGTGCGTTTATAGCACTTCTTTCCGGTTGGGCAGGTTATCGGCTGGGGGCCCGTCACCGGAGTATTGTTTGCACTCCGGAAACAGTGGTCAGACATGATACGATACGCCCTGATATTCCTGAACCGGAGGTGATTGTCCGTGAGGTACCCACAGAAGTGGATACGGCGGCTATACTGGCCGACTATTTCTCGGAGAAGCATTATCTCGATACGATTATTGAACGTCCTTACCTGCGGGTGGAAATGACCGATATCATATCCCGCAATGCGTTGCTTGACCGTACGGTAGTGGTGGATTACCGGCAGCCGGTCATTTATAACAATGCCCTGGCTCTGGGATTGGATGCCGGACGTTACAGCTGTGTGTTGTCTGCTGGGTATCGGCGTAAGTCGTGGGAGTTTAGGGCGGGATATGACTTATACAACAGGTCGGTGGTGTTGGGTATATCTAAAGATCTGTGGAGATGGTAGCGAATTTGGTCAATAACACGTATCTGTTTTCCGCCGATATGGAGGATATCCGTATTACGGACGTACATGAGAAACTGGCTTTCAAGATGACGGTGGACGGACAGGAGGCGCTTTCTGAAGTGTACTATCCGGACAGTGAGAATGCAGTCGTCATTTGTGATCCCGGCACCATCATCAATGAGTATTTCGTACGTCCGGAGCTGGGTAGCGGTGATGACTGGATAGCCCTGCCACCCATGACGGTACAACTGTCAATTTCAGACAGCGAGGCAGCTACTGAATATACGCTATATGTGTTCCACTCAAGATACCGTGTGTCTTTCGAGCCGCTGACCGGCTTCATATTTTATTCTCGCTATAAAATCAAGCATATCAGGCAAAATACGATTGATTACCTTTCCTTTTTTGTGTCTGACAAGACAAAAGTGTATTTGGATATCATCTATCTGGAGTCCGGCAACAGCGTCAAGAAAACCGTTGAGTTGCAACTGTCCGATGCCAACCGGATGATGGCATACAATATGAGTCCGGCCAAGGTGGGTAAACTCGCAGGTCTCAGGGCCGACAATATCTTATCGTATGATGCACGCATCACCGATGGCACGTTGACGGACCTTGTAAGGTATGTCATTGACCGGAAAAGCCATCGTGAAATACACCAGTTTCTTTATTACAATGTATTCGGATTACCGGAATCCATATCATTCTCAGGATTGATACAGTTTAGTCCGGAGCTGGAGGGAGATATCGCGGACATGGTGAAGCTGAAAAGGAGATTCAATCCGTTTTTTAATGATCTGCGCACGGTCAACACCGGGTATTTGGACGAAAACAAGTACAAGGCCCTGATAGACATGCTTACCTCCCCGGTACAGCGGTGGTATGACACGCCTTCTTTACCGATGGAGATCATCATCACAGATATTGACTTTACCCATACAAAAATGGGAAATCAGCGGGTAAACGTGAATCTGACCTTCTGTCCGGCAAGCCGGAGGCATCAGGTATTTGACAGATACTCGTTTGGTGGCGGTATCTTCGATTATACATTTGACAGGACATTTGAATAATTAATATACAATGGAAACAATACGCAGAAATTTGGCATTGGCCGACATGGATATCCGCAGGGATGAGCACGGGAACCGGCGTGTCTTTTCAATAAAATTCGTCAGTAAGGAGGGTAAGGTTTACTTTATCCCGCAGGCATACGCCTGTGGTGCTGGACGCATGAACATGAAGGAATATCAGCTTCGGGGTGTACAGCCCTGCGACTGCAAGGGCAACCCCGAAGGGCATCCCTATCCGGTGGATATTGATCTGATACTGGAGTATAACAAAATGAAAATCGTATTCTGATGAACATACTGTTTAATTCAAGCGGTATTCCCCTGTTGATGCAGTCCACGTACATATTCGGTGAGACTACGGGAACTCCGCAGAACGAGATGAAGGACCGTGCCCGGATCCTGTCGCCATACGACTTGTCGAATGTCAGCTACATAGACATCGACGGGCTGAAGATACGCCCATGGGGAGACGAGAACGATTTCCCGCAGAAGGCGGCCGAAGAGATCGGAAACACCAGTGTGCTCAATACCGGATTGAAGTTTCTCCGGAACCTGACACTTGGTCAGGGTATTTATCCTTGTACGGTGAACGGTTACGATGATGGCGGCAACGAAATACTGAAGCCGGTTACGGATAGCCGGGTACAAGCTTTTGTCGCTTCCAGGAATGTAAGGCGTTACATGGAGAAGGTGCTGCGGGATTATCTGAAGTTCGGCAATGGAGCTGTTCAGTTCGTTCCGTCAGCAGCCGGCAATTCTTTTGCAGGCGTCAATCCGGTTAATGCACTTTACCGCCGTTACTCCGAAGTGGATGAGTATGGCGCCTGTAAGTGCATTGTTTCCGGATATTGGCCGCAGCATCCGGGCAAAGGGCAATACACCAAATTGGAGGTATTATCTGAATATGATCCGCAGATGCACGCTGAAGTGTTGCGGTTTGCCGGGAAGATGAAGAACGGATTCATCCTGCCGGTGCGTGATAGTTGGAGTAATGATGATTTATACGGGATGCCTGTCTGGTGGCCAGCATACGTGTGCGGCTGGGTGGAAATAGCTCATCTCATTCCTCATTTCCTCAAGAAAGCATACAAGAACCAGATTACCTGGAAGTGGCATGTACAGATACCGTATTCTTATTGGGAGAAGAAATACCCGTCCAAGGACTATTCCGTCGCAGAACGCGAAGCGGCCATTCAGAAGTATATGGACTCGGTAGAACAGAATCTCTGCGGGCCGGACAATGCGGAGAAACCTATTTTCTCACATTATGCCGTCAATGAGATGAACGGCAGGATTGAAGAGGAATGGAAGATCAAGCCGTTAGAGAACAAGTATCAGGGCAGCGATAACCTTCCGGTATCGGCAGCCGCCAACTCCGAGATATTGTTTGCCTTAATGGTCAATCCCAATGTGCTCGGTGCCGGTATGCCGGGCGGTACATACGCCGGCAATCAGGGCGGTTCCAATATTCGTGAGGCCTTCCTCGTGAACATCGCCAACGCTTGGATTGACCGACAGAATATTCTGGATCCGATTGAACTCTATATAAAAATGAACGGTATGCCGGAGTGTGAGTTGCGTTTCCGAAATACCATTTTAGTAACCCTCGATACCGGTAGCGGTACCAAAAAAACGTTGAGCTAATGATATTCAGTGCAGAGAAATGGAACAAGGGTGCCGAACTCAAGGCACTGATGAAGGTGAATACCGCAATTTCGTTCGATATGATGGAAGCACCGCTTCGGGGTGCTTTCCGGCAATTCCTGATTCCGTTACTGGGGGATGCGATGGCGGGCGAAGTGATTGAGATATATAATTTCGGTCCGGATCCGGATGTGTTGGAACAGAATACTGAAGGGGCCACCGAACGGGAGAAGCTGGATGCCCGGCTGCTTGAGATCTGCAAACGGGCGAACGCGAACCTGGCTTTCTGGAATGATTTCGATGAAATCAGCGTCCGGATCACGGATGCAGGATTTCAACGGCAGAAGTCTGACAATGAATCTTTTCAGCAGGTGTACAAATACCAGGAAGACAATCTTCGTATGTCTTTCCGCAACAAAGGGTTTAACGCGCTTGATGAGCTGCTTGAGTTCCTGTATGCGCATATAGCAGAATATCCGGAATTTGCGACCTCACAGGCTTATCAGGATCGCAAATCCGCCATTGTCCGCAGTACCGCAGATATAAATGATGTCTGTTTCATTGGCGGCAGCCGGATTATCTTCCTGCGTTTGCAGCCGCATCTGAAATTTGTGGAGGAAATGTTGCTTCAGCCGGCTATCGGTGACAGGCTTTATGAGCATCTGATTGACGGGTTGGTTAATCCACCTGAAGATGGAGAACAGCGGAAGAATGTGGAACGTTTTCGCCTGGCCTGTTCCCTCTACATCGGGACAATGGCCGTTAGACGGCTGTTGATGGAGACGGGCAGTATTACGGACCGCGGGCTGTACTTCACAATAATCCGATCAGGAGAGAAGGGCAATGAGCAGAAAGAACCGGTGGACACTAAACGCGTAGCCGTACAGATACAGAACCTGAAGGTGGATGCCGATATGTACATGACTGCATTGTTGCGGATTGCCCGTAGTTATTTTGCTGACTATTATGCCGGTGATCCACGAAGGATATTCGACCGGGACAATGACCGTAAACGTACATTCTGGATATGAGACAGCTTCGTATTGTTTATCGCAGCTTCGGTGTCCGTCGTGAGGTTATACGTCAGGTACCGCAGAAATGGGAAGAATTGACACCGGATCAGTTTCTGCTCGTGTCACGGTTTTACCTTCAGGAGATGGATGAGTCTTCATTCTTGAAAGGCTTTTATTCCCTACCGTCCGGAGTTGGCTTTGACAGTTATTATATCTATCGCCTGAGTGAGCTGCTTGAGTTCATCAGCGACTGTCGTGTCCGGATGGACTGTTTTATCCTTCCTTGTGTAGCCAGACTGAAAGCGCCGGGTGACCGTCTGAAAGGGATGTGTTTCGAGCACTTCATGCACGTGGACACGGCTTTCAACCGCTATGCACGTGACGGCAAGGATGCTTCACTGGATACTTTCGTATCGATGCTGTACCTGAAGGATAACGAATATATTGTCCTACCGGCGGGTGGGAAAAACGGCTTATTTAGCAGGCAGAAACCGCTGATACTGCAAAAACGGCTGTCGGAAGTGGCGAAGATAGACAGGTATGTCAAGTATGCTATATTCCTGAACTATGTTTTTGTCAAAAGGTGGCTTTCCAAGGCGTTCCCTTTCCTGTTTCCATTGAATGATGAACCGGAGAAGAACGACAAGAAACCGACCGCGCCATCAGTTAACTGGCTTGATATCTTCGATGCCTTTGTTGGTGATGATGTGGCGGTGATGGAGAAATACCAGGCAATGCCGGTAGCAACGGCATTTCGCCTGCTCAATAAAAGAATACGTGATGCTCAAAAACAGAAGAAATGACATTTTCAGAGTACATAGAGAGTTTGGCCGAAAGACATGTTGATATCCGGCATAAAGAGAATGACGAGGTACATTTCCTTTCATCCGAACGGGAGAAGCACACGGCACTGGACAGCGTACTGCACTATCCGGCGGTAATTTTAGATCGTGGCTCAGGGTTCGGATATGGCGGTGTTCCGGGGGCATACCTGAAGGATCGTGATTATCTGCTCTTTGTATTGGAACATGTGTCTGATACTTCAGACTACGAACAGATAGAGGCCGCACTTGACAAGTGCGAGCGCATTCTTGATGAGATGCTGAACCAGGTACTTGAAGACAAACGGAAGAACCGCCAATGGATTGCCTTTTCACTTGAAGAGGTAGAAGCGGATTATGTGGTGAATATTGATAGCCAGCTTTATGGGGTGATCGCGGCAATACACTTGTCGCAACCCTATAAGGCTGTTAACTGTAGGAAGGCATTCAACTGATATGGCAGATACGATTGAAACACTTAAAGAATTAGCTCGGCAGGTACGATATGCCACTCAGGAGGGAGAAAACACGGGAGAACGTGTTGGGCGTACCTTGGTGGGCATTTTGAATCTGTTATCACAGTGTTCTTTAGAAGAACTGAATAAAATCTTCCTTCATAAATCCAAACCTGATGAAACGTCTTTCTTACTGAAATTCTTTGGAGGTACTGTAATAGGTGAAGCTATAGACTCTCTTACAGCAGGAAAAGGGATAATTGCCGATATTTTTGGGCGTATGCAGTTGTCGCGTCTGGAAGTCCGTGATGCGCTTGTCGTGCTGCGCTTAATTATCAATGAAATTCAGGCAATGTCCGGTGACTTCTCTTTCTCTGATTGTGGCACCATTGAAAAGGTTGAGCTGTTGGATGATGGCACTTACCGGCTTACTATGGAGAAGCGCACAGATACGGATTGGACCACATTAGAGGAAAACGACGTATTATGTTCAATCGTGAACTCGCTGTTGATCGGGGGTACCGACTACTATACTTCTTGGTTCAGACCAGTATCGAAAAACCGCAATGATAATACTTTGACTGTAGTTCTTTATCCCGACAGCGAAGTGCCGGGCGGCAAGAACTACCCACCGGTTGAAGGGTATAATGTGACTCGCAAAGGTAATGCGAAAGTACCGGATGCTGGTGAAGCTCCGAACGAGCGTGCTCAAAGCTGGCTAATATCTTCCCGTGAAGGCAGGATCATGTTTTTACAGAATGTGTTTAAGCCCATTCTCGAAGATTACAACTATGCGTTAACTATTGGCCGCTTTCCCAACGTAAAGATGATAGAGAAGCTTCCTATCGGCTCTACCGACGTCGGTGTCATGGCTAAAATCGGTGTTTTTGAAAAGATCTATGAAGCTGACTGGAATGGAACGATTATCCCTAAAAAAGTGGATCGAGGTGAATGGTCTTTGGAAACCGCCCAGGGAGATGAACCTTACCGATTTGTAGACTATGAAACTCTTTTAGAGAATCAGAAGGTAATAACTACACTGGAACAGCATACTGCTTATCATTATGGCTGTAAATGGGGATGCCTGATTGATAAAACGACTGAAGAACCTAAATGGAACTCCGCTGGTTGGGTATTGCTCGAAGGGGATAAGAACTACTACTTAGATTTCATTGCCCCCGGTAGCGCAAAACGCGGTCAAGTAAATATGGATATAACTGCATGGATTAAATACGCCAATCGTGACATTACTAATGTGTTACTGACTACTACAGGTGTGTCGATAGAGTGGCTTCGTGATACCGGTAATATTCCAGCTGATAATAGCTGGAAGCCTGTCTATGTGGACGGTCAAAAGAATGTGATACACATTGATAACACTGATGAGCATGGAGTAGGATTAGGTTTTGGTTATGATTATCAGAGAGTCAAGTTTATTTGCCGGGTATTTATTCCGGTAGGTGAGAAGATTGAGACAGTAGAAAATTATGTTGGATTTAGAATATAAAAAAGATGGCTATACAAACCCAACCCAAAGACGTACAGGTACATATTGATCCTTATTCTTTCCTGGCAGAGATACAGGTTCTATCCGGTAATCCTGTACAGAACTATAACAAGGATACGAACGACTACGAGCCGGATCGCTCGCTTATTCCTTGTGTACTCATGCCTTACATTTCGGTGCAGGACCCGGAAGGTTTGATGAACGGCAGTCAGGCAATTACCGGTGCCGAATGGTATGAAGGTGCTCCAAAATCAGATGGCAGTAATCGTATCGTTAACAATGATGATTATGTCATATCTGCCACAGGTAAACCTACTTATTCTTTGACGGTAAAGAAGAATGTGGATTATAACAATCCGATAGAGTTGCATTGTATCTTTTCTATCACGGACAAGCGAAAGAATACCCAGGAAAAGTTTGAGCGTAGCATTGTGCTTCGTACCAGTATCTTTGACTCAAACAATTATTCGCTGAAGATCAACCGTCCCAAAGGCTGGACAATCAACCCTCTTGAGGTGGTACCAAACAGTAAGGGCGAATGGCTGTATGATATAACCGCACAAATATACTCCGGAGAGGATATCGTGGCTGATGCCAATGCCGCTTTCTGGTGGCAGATACTTGACGGCACAACATGGCGTGACTTTACCGATGATGAATTAGAGGTCTTTGTCTCCGGTAAGAATGCAGATGGTACCTGGAGTAAAACACTGACGCTCGATGCCCGATTCTTCAGGAATATTTCTGTCCGTGTTCGTGGAGCGTATTATACTGGTACGCGCCCATCTTCTCCGACTTCGGACGAGATGCAGGCGACGACTTCCATCAAAGTGGAGATGCCGGGGACATTACGTGCCGACATTCGGCAGACGAAAGGTATCAAGATCAACTCTCGCATGAATACCACTGTAGGTTACGAGTGCATATTGTCTTACAACAAGCGGCTGATTGACAGCAGCAAGGACAGCCTGTTCGTGATTGACTGGTACGCGAAATCCGCCAAGGCCGGCAGTACGGCAAAAAATGTCGGTCGCGGCAGGACGGTGGAGTTCGTGCCTTCCGCTTATTCGTTCGATCCCTTATATCCCATATCGGTATATGCTTCAGTGAGGATGTACGCGGTAACGGCATTGGTGACTACGAGCGACAATAAAGCCCTCACCACGGGTGACGGCAAATTGATTATAACATCTAAATATGAATAGCTTATGAATTATCTGTTAGTGAAACCTGAAGAACTGGACGGGCAGGGTTACGATTACAAGTATGCGGAACGTATTCCGGACGGCCGTGTAATCCTGCCGCTCAGTGCTTTGAAGGTGCTTTCCAATTTTGCGCCGAACATCCTTTCGGATGACAAGTTGAAAGCGCTGATTAAAGAGCAAAAGGAGAGTGGCCTTTATGATCCTCCCCAAGAAGATGAGGACAACAATAGTGAAGAACCGGTAACTGGTGGAAGCAGTAGTGATAGTGAATCTCCGGAAGAAGATATCACTACTGAAGAATCGCCCGAAAACCCAGTTGAACAGGAAGGGGGTGACGTATGAATCTTGAAGGAAGTTTTACCCTTATTGCCCTGATGGATGGTACTACCATCAACGGAACACTTCGTGTAGAAGGCACTCCGCTTGTACAGAGGTATAATAAAGGAACGGTTGTTTTTATACCGGACTTTACTGCACTACCCGAAAACGGCCGTCCGACTGTCGTTGTTATTCTGCGTGATATTTCTGACGGTAGCATTCTTGTACCCAATACGATTGAGTATCGTTACAATGACTTGTTACTGACATTTGACAATAACGGTTTGTCTACGAACTCCGGTATGGTCGGTTATTTCAAGAAAATAGACGCTTACAGTACTACCATTGGCGGAGCTACTTATAAGGTACCAGCCCTGCGTGTAATGAAGAATCTTGTACCCATATCCGGGTATGACAATGACCGGATCACTGTTTCAGGTACTGTTGAAATCTCCGGTTCCTCTATCGGTTTCAATGCGTTGTCCAAGGAGGTTGTCATTCAGGAATCCACCGGTAACCAATACGATGTCTTGATTTCGAATAACAAGGGGTCTCAGCTTCTTACGGCCGGGGAGTCGTTAACTGATACAGTCCGTATCTTTAAGGATGGCGTTGAAGTCACTGACTACACCGGCTTTACTTTCCAGTGGGTGAAAATGCTTGGAGCAGGTGACACGAACTGGGGTACATCTCGCACTCAAGTGGTTTCTACCAATGATGTGGATAACGTACTTAAATTGCGCTGTGATGTGAAGAAAGACGGTTCATTGGTTGCCTCCGGCTATGATGAGATTACTGACTTTTCTGATCCCTATTACGCATTGCTCAAGATAACAGGTATCAGTGGAAATGTGGTTAAAAAAGGCGAGACTGCAACAGTCACACCGGTAGCGGTAAAACGTAGCACGGGTGAGGAAGTTCCTTCGCTCATTACAACCTGGACATTCTCTCTGAAAGATAACGCCGGCACCGCATTCATCCTTACTGGTAAGAGTGCCGCCACATTTACGGGAGCCAATGCGAAGATTACTTTTGAAGACATGGTACGTGCTAAAATGGGCTTGTCAGGCTCTATTAGCGGGACTGCATAAATTGTATGATATGATATTGACAGAAACATTCTATTTGGTTGCTGAATCTGAACGCCTTTGGATTGGTGTCAATCCAGAGACGGTATCTTTGGATGCTAATAACGTACAGGCTGCACCGTTACAAGTCCGGTTCTGGGCCGGTGAAGGGAGTAATAAGGTGGCCATGTCTGCCTATCTCACGTTCAGGGTTGAAAGTGTCGTGGGGAGTAGTGTCACGAAGTTGTTTGAGGACAAACCTGTTTCAAAGGTCAGTTCTTATGACTACACTATTCCTTCAGATCAGTATGCTACCGCTAACCGTATCAGTATCTATGCTTATGAGGATGCTGCACGGACGAAAGAGATTGATAGCAAGCAGGTGAACATTATTGCCGCCAATCCTACGCCTTTTCCGCGTTCGGAAGATTGGAATGTGGACAATGTGTATAAGAACGGAGAGTATCTGAAGCAAGACAATGTGCTGTACATGTGGACCAGCCGCGTTTCTGGAAATACGGAGATTAGCCCGAAGGAATGGATTGAAGCTCATCAAGAGAGTGGACTGTGGACGCCTTATCCTTACGACAAGTTAATTGCGGCCGAGATTGCTCTCCTTAATTTCGCTTTGATAGGCTCGGCTGTATTCCAGGATGAATATATGATATCGCAGCAGGGTGTTGATGCATCGGGCAATCCTACCAATGATTTCCGAAAGTTTGGTACGGAGGAGTTTACTCCTAATCTGCTTTTGAATTTTCTCACAGGGTTATTTAAAGGGAACAAAGTAGAACTGACAGGGCAGATTTCTACCGCTTCTGAAGGTAAACGAATCGTTATTGATCCGGTCACTAATAGTATTTCGATGTATGATTTCCTTGGAAATCTTGTTGGAAAGATTAGTTTTTCTACGATAGAAGATTATACTACTCCTGTAATCGAACTATATGATATGACTCCAACAGGTTCTTTGGGTGGCAAGACGACAATTCTGCCTGGTAGTATTACGTTTAGTTCTTTATATTTAGGCGATAATTATACTGTTAATATATCTCCACAACGTATTCTATTTAGAAAAAATCATGTTACAACTAAAGAATATGGCAATAGTTAATTGCTGTATGAAAATTTATAATTACAAAACGGGATTAAAAATTAAATGTTAAATTGGGCTGATTTTCTTGATAGAAAAAACGCCCGTTAAAAATACCATATATGGAAAAGATAAAGATAACGGATAATAGTGTGATAGAGCAGATCAGGGATAATATGGCTACTGCAACTATTAGTGAGAAAGGATTGATGCCGGCCGGGCTAATCGGTTCAAAAAACAACCAGTCAAGCACATTGATATGCGAGACTACGACTAATGCCGTTACAGGCTCTTTATTATTAGCAGTTTCTGCGACCACTTCAGGAATCCCAAACCTTTATTTCATTACAATGGGGCGGTCTGCCAATAGTACAAGTAATCCGACTCTTAGAGTGAAAGTATTAGCAGGTACTTACAACATCAAGATTATAGGAAAAACGGATGCTGAAGGTAAATGTAAAATATACGCTGAACGCAATCAGTATACACCTGTTCTTAAAGTCATCTCAATGAATACAATTGGCATCACCATGAAAATGGAGTCTGCCGATAATTCAGATTTTGAAAATGGCTTTGAAGCTACGTTGGAGTAATAGTATAGGGGCATTATGCCCCTATAATCTGATTCATGAGAATAACTCCGTTTCTATATCTGCAATTTATAAAGAAAGCGTAGACGCTAATCTCATTACAAGTCCGTCCAGTCAGTTACATCCTCTTCAATAACGTTACGAAATACACAATCTGAGGTATAAAATCCTTGAAAACAGGTAGTGATAGAAAATTCAGTATTGAGTTTTATTGCAAGATATAATTGTCCATTATAATTGCAATGTCCCATTTTAAAGTTTACAGAGCCATCTCCTCCTCCCCATGCGCCTGTTACATTCATATCCTTTATAAGACGTGAAGCAGAACGAAACAACACGATATCGGCCTTGACCATCATCGGACTGTATTCTATACCTGCTCTTAACACAAACAAACTACCTAAGACTCCAGTAGCATCCACTTTATTTGTTAAACCGGAAATAGGAACAAATAGCAATATTCTACTTCCCGCCCCAGAACTGGAACTGTATCTTAATTGTGTATATCTCATTTTGTCCGTTCCTGTGGTCGGAGAAACATATTCAACCTTAGACAAGCTATCTACAGTCACCTGTGCCACGTTATGATCGGCTGTCAACCCTATAATCGCTGAAGGGGCGTTGGTTAATCCAACTTCTGACAATTTCATTTTTTCCATACTTGCTATTTTTAACGGGCAACTAATATCAGTGATTTTTACCCTACTGACAATTGAACTTATACTGAGTAATTTTCTCATATAAAGGATGCCCGTTAAAAGTGTAAAGGTATGGCAGTTGAGAAAGTGAAGCTAACAGACAGTAGTGTGATAGAGCAGATCAGAGATAATATCCCTACGGCTACAAGGCAAGCAAAAGGATTAATGCCTGTTATTACGGAGAAAAGCCCTTATCAACAATATATACAATTAGATAAAGATTTGGAAATGGAATTTGATTACAGTTATGGTATGATAGCTCTATGGTCTACTCAAAAAGGACATTCCTCAATCATACTTCTTGGAACGGTGGCTCTTAATATCGTTTCTGAAATAAGCGGGATTGGATTTAGTTTATCAACAGTGAAAGATACAGTTGGAAAAGTAAATGTATATAAAACAGCTGAAAATAAATTTGTTGTACAAAATAAGAGTAATGATCAGTTTCGATTCTATATCAGCTATCAATAATGAGATGGATATTTATAGGGGCACATAGCCCCTATAAATATGTTTTTAACCAGTAAATTCTATTTTTCTCCATGGTCCCCAAGTTGTTCCATCATGAAATGAACGAACATATAACATGGAATAGCTTGCAGGGGATGAAAAGCGTTGTAAAATCCAATCTTTAGAATGAAATAAAGTCTCTAATATTGCAAGTCGATCAATGGGTGCATTTTCCCACGAAGACGAGGTGATAATACTGGTTCTTTTAATGGAATTACAATCAACAGTAGTCCCATAGGCGACTTTTTCCACAAGACTACTTACTAAATTAACTTTATCTATTTTCCCTTGATTGCCTTCCTTTTCTCCATAGATATACGATATATCTGTTACTGGAGTAAAGTCTTTCATTACTTCTGATAATTGCACTGTCTCTATTACCATATTCTGCTACTTTTAACGGGCAATATAACTCACAGTTTTTTACTTCATTTTTTACAGGCTATCGTATCAGTAAAAATGCAGTATAAAGAATGCCCGTTAAAAGTATAAGGTATGGAGAAAATAAGTGATAAAGAATATCAGGCAAGTTTAGGAAATGGAATACCGTCAAAAATACAGGCTGTAGATGCTGACAATAACCCTATTGTATCGACACCAGCAAATTTATTATCAACATTGGAAAGTGCTGGAGGAATAAAACGAATATTCTTCCCGGTTGATAGCGGGGCAACATGGATTAGGATAATGGAGGTAAAATCAAATATGACTTGCAGTTTTATGATGAATATGATATGCTATGCTAATCAAGATGCAAGTATAATCGTGGGATATGTAGTTAATTATGATAATAAGGTTCAAATATGCAATTTTAAACAACTTATCGGGAAAGCTGGAGAGGTTTATAATCCCAATTTGAAATATAAAAAGGATGGTAATACTATAATTGTATGGGCTAAAAGTTCGGCAATCAATAATAAAGCCTCATGCATTAATCTCTTACATGGTAACGCTTCATTTCCTATGATAATTGAGACACCTCCTGAAGATGCCATTCAACCAACATGGTAAGATATAGGGGCATAATGCCCCTGTAAAATCACAGCTCAATACAAGCCCCGCCATCAATCCTATACCATAGTTTTTTCTTTCCAACAACAGTTGGAAAGAAAAAAGTTACTTGGGTGGAGGATAGATTTATACGGATAAATATGCCGGCAGATGATGGTGGGGCATATGTACCAGTTGGATCAGCAGAATTATTGTACCAACCATAGCCACTTATATTACCATCATAATTACCTACAACATTTACCCCTGACGCTGGCAATGAAGTCTGGAGCAATGCACCTGCATTTTTTAATAAAGCACTTGGAAGAATCTTAATACTATTACCTCCACTTAATCCTCGCACAAAATCCAGACTGTCAACCGACGGTAGATTCCCTTCTTGCATGATTTCCATATCTTATACTTTTAACGGGCAAAAGACTTAGTATAAAAATAGGCGACCGTAGCCGCCCTATTTTAAAATGTAAATTCTTTGACAGAATATCCTGTATCTGGTTCTTCAGAAACTTCAACCGGTGACTGGAAAGTAAAATTGATATTACATGAATAAGAAAGCATTAACTGATTTGTTTTTGCAGTTCGAATAAATATATCAACTATTGGTCCATCCGTTGTTGTTGCTTTATATAATATTCGAGCTTTACTTATTACTCTGCCAGAGTTAGCTAACTGAACAATAGATTGCCTATCGCTATATCCATCAGCATGGATATATAGCAACTGAGAATTTGGAGTCTCACTATTATAATAGTTGCCTATCATTAAGAGCACAGCGTGAGGAACATTCCCGTAGCGTCCTAAAGCAATTCTGTACCATTTGTTTTGCGATACCCTATCATCCGGAGCATTTCTACCGCATCCTCCAGATTGTACTACAATCCCAGGATTGACAAGTATATCATTACCAGCACCATCAACAGCTTTCACTTTACTTAGACTATTTTTGGTCTCCAAACCATTATTGTAATCCTTAGTTATAATCTTTTCCATGCTTGCTACTTTTAACGGGCAAAAGAAATGAATGGGAAATAATAGCTTAATATAATTAGTATTATTCAGTAAAAGATATTTCCGTTAACGTGCTAAGATCTATGTCTCTTTGTTCTTCCCAAATAATTTCCCCTAAGAATAAGAAATCCAGTTTACAAGAAATGACATGATATGCTGCTCCTATATAAGCATATACATATCCTTCATCATGGTAAAATTTAATATATTGGGCACTTCCACTGCGCTTATAAATATTTATAATGGACATGTCTTCCACGTTCTGATATGCATTCGAATAGATGCTAAATTCGGATATATCAGTTGATTCTCCGCGCCGAAATAATACGGTCACTTTACCTGAGAATCCTCTTCTTTTACATGAAAACAATTTTATTAATTTATTGGGGGATTCACTTGTTTGTAATGACTTGGTTACATATTCTTGATTATATAACCCACTTTTATTTGTTGTGGCTATAGGTAAACTTCCCCTTACTTGCTCTACAACATATGCATCTGTTATTTGAATCTTTTCTATCATATCCTGCTACTTTTAACGGGCAACTAATATCAGTGATTTTTACCCTACTGACAATTGAACTTATACTGAGTAATTTTCTCATATAAA